GGTCATATACATTTGTATTATTAATCAACAAAAAATTGAACATTTTTACGCAAATAAAACTAAATTAATTTTACATTAATTTTACAAATGAATATAACAAATTTAGATGAATCGATGAATAACGATAATTTAAATAAAATAATGGATGCGTGTGTTAATATAAATGATTTTATAGAAATAAAAACCGTAAACGACGATAATGATATAATCACACTGGAATACTTTTATAAAAATAAATATGTGTGCATGATAGATTATAATATTGACTCAGGGCAGATTAATTTTTTATTTGTGTTTGATTGTAAATATAGAAATCATGGGTTGGGAACACAAATGTTATTAAAAGCAATATCAGATATCAGAGAAAATGGAATAAAAAAAATTTGGAGTATTTCGTCAAATAATTTATTTTGGTCAAATGTATTAAACAAAACATTTAAAAAACAAATAAATTCAACAAATGATTTGAATAACTCACAAAGTTCTTTGTATGAATTAAGTGGGATATCATTAATATTTAATAAATACATACACTGAAAAGAGATTAATGTGTTGAAAAGCGCATTAAAAATTGATAAATTAATAGTGTAACGCCAAAATTAATTAAAATAAAATATATCATATCACTAAAAATACAAATAAATGGATCCAGCAGTTCAGACAAATATTCCAATAATTATGTTTAATAATGAATCACCTGTAGAAATACCACAAATTCCATATGTCAGAGATAACAATGATAATGGTTTTCCAATATTATTTCAAAAAACATTGTCGGGTAGAGATTGTTATAAATTTTTAAAACGTTTAGGGTTGCATACATTAATACCAAATGTAAAATTTGCAAATATAGATTTTAACTGTATTTGCCAACGTGTATCTGTTTCTTCCGGAACAAATATATGCTTTCATTCATGGTTGGTAAAAAAATACGATAAAAACGTCAATATTATTCCAAATGATAAAAACTCACATTTTTCTTCGGAATTTGATTACACAGTTTATCCATTAGAACCTTGTTTGACATATTCGCATAATGCCACATTCTTAAAATGTAAAACAACATTGTGTTGTAAAAATAACACAATGGGATTTTATCCATTAAAATCGTGCAAAATAATATTACCTGAAGACAATTCAGGATCTTATACATTTGTCAGTATTGCAAAAAATTGTAAATCATTTGTACAAAATGAAAATTTTCATACAAAATGTACTGATAAAATTGCTGTCACTCTTCATATTTTGATTGACTCTAACGCAAATATTATTAATAAAACGCTAAAATCAGATATTGCTAATAAATATAACATCAATATTTACTAATTAAATTCACTAACTAATCAACGAATATTGACATTGTGTTTTAGTGCCATTTTTTTTAGTTTTGTATATAGATGCTTTTCAGTATTAGTAAAATGATTTGTACTTCCACCCTTATGACTTTTTGGACTTCTTGTTAACATAACTCTAGAAATATCCGCTTCAGTGTCCGTATCCATATAGTCAACCGATGGTTTTGTATTTAAACCGTTATCTATATCCAACTTAGTATCGCTAACGTCAGTCATACCAGTCACATCAGTTGTATCCATAACTTCATCTATTGTATCAGTAGCTTCTGGATGATCGAAAATAAATGCTTCTTCATTTAAATCATATATTTTTTTTAATAAAATGATATCTGGCTGATTAAAATTATCTAATGTGTGAGCATATTGTAAAGAATTAATAACATTTGGTGGATACATTATCCCCGATGAAACGTTTGATTCCGAATTTTTGAAATTAAATGTATCTGAGTACTGCGCAGACACTAATTTAACTTTGTTCATGGAACTAACATTTATTAATCCTCTGTGATTTCCCAATATATCATTTCCTTTATCCACATCGTATGCAATTAAATCTTCCGTTGCAGACTCGGCTCCAGATAAAAAATTATATCTATTCGTTTCATGTTCACCATTTTTTTCTTGTTTAAGAACTTTCATTGTGAATTTTTTCATTGGAAGTTTATATTTCAATATCATCAAACCAAAAATTGGAAACTTTTTTCCGTGCATTGTTCCGTCTTTCATTATATGGAAAAATAATTTCTTAGATATTTTCTTTGCTTTTTCTAATGAAAATACAACAGGAATACGTGGCATATTTTTAATTGTTTCTCCCAAATGTCCGGTCACGCTAGATGTGTAATGACCTCCCAAGTTCTTAACATTTGGTAAATCACAGTCAATTATCAAAAAATACGCATATTCTTCGTCACTTGTTATTTTTGTTGAAGTTTTATCTATTGTAACATGTGATGTAGATTTATTTTGAGTAACTTCAAGGGTATTCCCAGCTGCTACATTTTCAATTAGTTCTTTTAAATTATTCATATTTTAATGTCTATATTAACTATTACGATAATTTTATAAAAATTGATATTATTTTGCTATCCAGTCAATATTGGTAAGTAAATATGATATATATTACGTATAAATATGAATGATATTGAAATCAATAAATCGCATATGAATAACGATACAATCGTTGATGAATCACAATATTCACGACAGTTACATACTTTTGGGTTTGATGCGCAGCGAAAAATATCAAATGCGTCCGTACTTTTAATAGGACATGGTGGTTTAATAGTTGAAATAGCTAAATGCTTAATTTTAACAGGGGTTAAAAATGTAACAATTCAGCCAACAAAAACTATATTAGATTCAGATGATAATTGCCCAAATTATTACAACAAAAAAAATACCGATCCTTCACATGATAATAATGCAACAAACAGTAAATTGTCAGAATTAAATAGCAAAGTTGAAGTAGTAACATTAGATTTAATTGATGCTAAATTAATTGACGTTGAGTCATATGATGTTATTATATCTTGCATGCATGATTTTACTAATAACATTTTTGTAAATAACGAATGCCGGAAGTTAAATAAAAAATTCGTTTGTGCAATTACATATGGTTTATTTGGAAGCGTATTTTGTGATTTCGGAGACAACTTTGAAATATTAGATCCTGACGGAGAACAACCCGTTCATGGTATTTTGTCGTCTGTAACTGAAAATACATTTATTGCACATGAGCCGCATAATTTATATTGTGGTGATCTTGTAAAAATAACTGTGAATGGAGAATCTTTTGAAGATACAGTAGAAAAAATATTGGATCCGTTAACATTTTCTATTCATAATAATTTTCTCGAACCAGAACAATTAATAAGTGCCAACTTTGTTCAATTAAAACAACTATCAACAATGCACTTTAAACCATTAAAAAAATCTTTGAAAGATCCTGAATTTACTATGGTTATTTCTGATGATTTTGATATGCAGCGATTATTACATGATTATTATATGATTTATTGTAATTTTGCATATTCTGATAAAAATATAAGTATCGATCAATTTAATGATAATGTATCAAAATTACAATACACGTCGGACAAACAAAAAGAAGTTATTAAAAAATTACGAATGTCATGGAGCGGAAATCTTACTGAAATGTTCTCAATTGTGGGCGCAATAGCTGCACAAGAAGCTATTAAATCAATAACTCATAAATATACTCCCATAAATCAATGGATGTACTGTGAATTTTCTGATGTGATTACAAGTATTGATGATTTTAAACAACCTCCAGGAACAGATGGATCCAATGTAAGAGAAATGGCTATAGGTGTTGATTTACAACAGAAAATATTAAACGGTAGTATTTTTGTTGTTGGCGCAGGCGCAATTGGATGTGAACATTTAAAAAATTTAGCCATGATGGGATTTTCAAATATTCACGTGACAGATATGGACACAATTGAAAATTCCAATTTGAATCGTCAGTTTTTATTTAGAAAATTTGATATTGGAGATTTCAAATCAAATTGCGCAGCCAGAGAAGCAAGCAAAATGAATTCATTGATTAATGTTACTCCACATTTTAATAAAATATGTGACGATACTATGCATATTTATAATGATGATTTTTATAAACAATTTAATTGTGTACTGAATGCTCTTGATAACGTAGACGCTCGTAGATTTGTTGATCATAGATGCGTTCAAACAAACACTAATTTAATAGATTCTGGAACTCTTGGAACAAAATGTAACGTTCAAGTGGTTGTATCAGATTTAACAGAATCGTATGGAGAGTCATATGATCCTCCTGAAAAAAATATACCAATGTGCACTCTAAAAAATTTCCCATATTTAATTGAACATTGCATTCAATGGGGCAGAGAATTATTTGAAGAATTATTTGTTACCATTCCAAATGATTTTATTGAGTACAAAAAAAATCCTGATAAAATTTTCACAATGAATGAAGCTGACAGAGTACAGATGTCTGATATGTTAGAAAGTGTTCAATTTGTACAAAATAATATGGCATGTCATATTAAAGAATGTATTCATTTGGCTTATGTACTTTGGCATACGAAATTTAGAGATCAAATAAATAGCCTAATTCAAAAATTTCCCGAAAATCATCAAACGAGCGATGGCGTGAAATTTTGGTCAGGATCAAAAAAATTTCCGACCATTCATGATTTTTCATATGATAACATAGATTTTATTGAATCTGCTGCAAATTTATGGGCAGATGTTTGTGGATTAAATGAAAGAGCAACTCATGCATCTATTATTTCCACATTAAAAAATTATACTCCTCCAAAAATAAATAACGTTGTGATTCAAATCGAAAATAACACAGATAACATAGATAACACAGATAACATAGATAACACAGATAACACAATTAATGCTACTGATACTGCTGGTATTAATGACATATCAATTGATGAATTGCGGAACTCGTTTCCGAATGTCGATGATATATCTGACATAGTTGTTAAACCCATTATATTTGAAAAAGATGATGACACTAATTTTCACATAGACTTTATCACAAGCACGTCTAACTGCAGAGCAAATAATTATGGAATAGAGACCGCTGATAAATTTACAACAAAAAGAATTGCTGGAAAAATAATACCAGCAATTATAACAACAACAACCCTTGTTTCAGGATTAGCAATGATAGAATTACTTAAAATAGTAAATGGATGTGATACGGTTGAGCAATATAATAATTCATTCATCAATTTAGCAGTTCCAGTGTTTACATTTTCAGATCCAATGAAAGCAAAAACTAGTAAAGTTGGTAATTTGGAATTTACCAACTGGAGCAAATTAAACTTTTCTGATATGCAAATCAGTGAGCTAAATGAAAAAATAATTAAATTAATTGGGTTGAAAAATATGTATGTTGAAAATATATACAATGGAATGAAAAGGATTTATTCCACAAGTATTAAAAAAACTGCAAAAAAGCGATTGAATATGAAAATTTCTGAAATTTACGAAGAGTTGTACAAAACACAACCAACGTCAGACATTACATTATCTATTGAAGTTAATAGACTTGACGATTGCAGTGACGATGATTCAGATAACTCAGATAACTCAGATAACTCAGATAACTCAGCAAATTCAGCAAATTCAGCAAATTCAGACGAATCAAATGAGCCAGATTATTTTGACTCAATTGAATGCGTTATACAAATCTGATTAACATAAATCAACTAACGTAAAGCACATCCATATTGTTGAACAGCTAATTTACATACATGTTGTTGAACAGCTAATTTACATACATGTTGTTGAACAGCTAATGTACATAAACTGACAAATATTATTTTATTAATTTGATAAAAAATTGAATAACAAAACATGTTGTGATTTATACAAATAATGTTCGTTACATAACAATTATATAACTATCGATCATTATAATAATGGATGATATCATATCAATAAATGACCGTGCAACAATGGACGAATTATATGATTTATGTGAAAATTTATGCAATAGTGTATCTATTTTAAAAACATACGACAATGATGATTGTATAATAAAAATATATTCAAAAATATATAAAAGTGACACATGTTGTGAATTATTTGAACATATATATGTTATACATCATTTATATGTAATGACACATGACGTTATGAATTCAATAACATCAGAATATATAACATGCATACAATCGGATAAATGTTTATTTACTATGTTGCATATGTTATTTTTTATTGGCTTAAAAGAAGCAATATTAAGTAACATATATATGTCACAACTTGAATTATTTAAATATTCTTTAATGTTTTTCATTCATAATTCAATAAACGATCAATTATTAACAAAATGGGAAATAATAAATAAACATACATACATTTCTGCAGAAATATGGGAAGAATTATGCAGAGCAATATCGATAACAAATACGCAAAACAATTGTAAATATATTGATATCAACCATGAAACTGAAGGAGTTAAACAACTTTTGAATGCACTGGACGTATCATACAACGTATTAAATAAACTAAATATTTTGGATTTAATAAAAGATAAAAATATACCAAATTATTTGAATAAAGTAAATTGCAAAGCAAATGATAAATTAAATAAAAAATTAACGGTTGTTATTTACGGATTTAACAGCGATACTGATGTTAAAATTAGAACTTTGTTAATTTCTGAATTAGTACATAAAAAATCGTTTGCAGTATATACAGGTGTTACAAATGAAAAATTAAATGACATACGCACATCAAATATATTTTTGATGATTGAGTTACATTGTGATTTTAGTGACGTATGCTTGTTAAATAATACACTCGTCGATCAACATGTAATATTAATTAGTAACGAAGATAACGAATATAACAAAAATATTAATGCGAAAATTATCAATAACAATTTTTTTAAAATATATGCGAATGGCAACTATAATTTTGGATATAATGACACTATTAATCAATTTAACAATATTATTAGACAAATTCATGATAATTCACAAAATAAACAACCAGAAAATCATGATTGCAATATCGTGAAATATTGCAATTTTTTGTACAATGCTTTTTCATGGGATTTAATGATAGAAACAATTAAAAATAAAAATTATACTGTTGAATGTCCTTCAGAATTTAAAGATTCCGCAATGAAAAATAGAATTATTAAAATAAAATATTTAGAACATAATAGACTTTGGAAACCGATATGGACCAGACAATGTAGAGGAATAATATTGTACTTAAACGATGACGATCGTATAGTTCCGTTAAAATATCAACTGCAACGTGGGGCAGAGGTTCTAACATATACTCATTACGACGCAAATATTGATTGCAATGAAAATATAGACAACGTAAATAATGTGGAATTTGATAGTGATCAATTATTTGCAATGAAACAAATTGCAAATAATGAACCAATTTATGGAAGATTAACTTCCAAATGCGATGGAATGTTAACTGCAATAACTTATTATTTTGGTGAATATGCAAATGTTATTAATGACACAATAAATAATTCCGATAACAAATTTGCTCAAATATTTAATACTTTATCAAACGCAAATAATTTTACATGCGTGCTATCATCACAAGGTACTTTTGCCATATCTAGCGATGATATACAGTCACATATGTTAACTTCTATATTGATTCAACTGGGAATTAGTAAAAATGAATTAAAAAAACTAAGTTTGTTAGATGCGTTACAAAAATATGGAAATAATATAATTCAAGTACATTCAGAAATTGTAAACACTATATTGCAAAAAATAAGTAAAGATGATATATCTGACGTAATATCAATAACTTTAAATTTTGAAAGTGTATGTGAGAATAGAAAATCTATTTGGAGCGATACTACACATACAGAACTTGCAATATCATATAACTCATCATTCACTAAATTTTTAGGTGCAAGTGTCTGTTATACGAATGATGTGGTTTTCGTGCCACATTTCGATATCCAAATATCAAATCCATTAATTTCGCAACCACTATATTGGGACATATATCACTCGTTGGACATGTGCGATATGCTAAAAGCATTGGATGATGTTATTTTAGGAAATATAACGCAAATTGATTTTGTAAATAAGTTTAAGCCAGACAATAAAATTAGTCAGCCAGATTATGAAATTGATTTGGAAGGTTTCGTGTTTTATACAACATCGTCACATCAAGATGATAACTGTACATTTGTGAAATATTCATATAATAAAATAAAAACCGTGGCTTACTACAAATCGCACAAGTTTAAAACAGAAAATATTAAATATCTCATAAATATATCAAAAACTGCAGGTGATATATTTCCATTATCTGCAAGAGTTGCTGATTTTTTTACAAATACTGCAGATAATTTAATTAATTGTTTAACAGAAATAAATTATGAACTTGAAAGGGATATTTCGTGCAATCCTATGTACATGAACTTAACACCATCTGCTAAAAAATCTTACGTTAAACAAAATAACAGTGTTCGATGCAAAATGAATATAAATGGATCTGACGTGTTTGATACAATAGCCCTCAACATATTTTCAAAATATTTTAGTACCCTTTCCAAAATTGATACAAATGATCAATCACGCTCAGTATGCACATCCATCAAAAAAATGATAATGAGTATTGAAAGTTGGAAATATACTGAATATGAATTAGAAGAAATAGTTAATAGATACGTGGATGACATTGAAAATAATCACTTAAAAATACTTATGAATGCATGTTTGCATATTTAGAGAAATTTTGCATAAATTTGGTTTATTGGTAATATTACATATATATGATCAATGAAATAATACATATAAGCAGTAATACAGTATTAAGTATTATATCATATACTATTAAAATGTCCGGAATTGTCTATTTAATACAACCTCTTGAACATCAACACAGTAATATTTATAAAATAGGTTATTCGCAACAAGAAAATTTAAAAAGATGTACTGGTGGATATCAGAAAGGTACTGAATTTGTTGCAATTTCACAACATCCCAATCCTATTGAATGTGAGAAAATACTGATAGATCATTATACTGAAAAATATACGTTACATCATGGCAAAGAATATTTTAGTGTCGATGTTGATAGAAAAACCTTAGTTAATGAATTCAGCAACATTATAACAAATTATATGTATTATCAAGATGCAACAAATACAACAAATGCTAAACATGCCGAACCCGTTGAACAAGTGGATCATGTTAAAAAAGTAGAAAATGTTCATAACACAATTATGAACAATAGTAAATTATCAAAATACAGTTGTGTTGCTTGTAAATATTTTACCGACGATATGAGTAACCATTTAAAACATTCCAAAACAAAAAAGCATATAGATGCTATGATTTTATACGATAAAACAAAATATAGATGTAGAGGATGTGATGAGCCATTTAATAACACCACGTCAAGATGGAGACATGAAAAAAAATGTAATATACTAAATACTCATGAAATAGTAAGAGAAAACACCGAAAATAAAAACATAATGAAAACTCAATCAATTAATGAATTAAGCGAATATAAAAAAATAATAAAGAGTCAACAAACTCAAATATCTAATTACGAAAAAATGTTAGCTGGTTACTTAGATATTTTTAATAATTTAAATAATTCAAACCATTTAAAATAATAAAAAACTTATTTATTTCACTGGTACTAAAAAAGTATCAATGACAATGAAATTTATATATGACATGAATGTATTTTTGCCAGTTTATTTCTTTATTTCAGCTGAGAAATATTTCAAATATATTTACACACAATTGTTGTGTGTTTTTTTTTTTCTTTCTTAGACTTTTGAAAAATTATAAAAAAAAATATTTTAAAGTAATGAGGATAAACAAATGAAAAATAAAAAAACACAAAAAAATAAAAAGTATTTGTTTTAAAAAGTGATATATGTAGACCGTTATAATAAATCATTGTTACTTTTTTGTATTTTGCGTTATATATTGGGAAGCGATGATTTATGACATAGTTAAAGCAATCAATTGGTATTTTTTAAAAAAAGTGCTACATATTTTTATTTTTATAATACAATGGTCGTTTATGTATCATGATCACTTTTTTTAAGTAAATGTTAATACGGTTATAAGGTTGCCATATATGTACAAATAAACTACCAACTTAAAAAAGAATGTATATCAAAACATTTAGATATTTACATATTGTAATTATTGTCACATTACTTACAAAAAAAATACGGAATTGTATTTTTGTAACAAGCATGTACAAATATATGGTACATCAACAGTACGTAAAATTGGAAAATATATTATGATAATATAATAATATAAATTCGTATGGACAAAACAGAAAAGTATTATTGCAATGCTTGTAAATATTTTACGGACGATCAAAGCAATATGAACAAACATAAAAAATCTAATAAGCACATGACCATCATGCATAAAAAAAATCTTAATAACGATAAAATTATAAAAAAAGTTAAAATACTTAACTGTATATATTGTGATAAAATTTTTGTTAATAACTCAGCAAAATGGAAACATGAACAGAAATGTAATACATATAACAATGCAAGTACTAATAACGCGAACGTTATGAATAATATAAATAACATGACCACTAACAATGGCAGCATGAACGATGGCAATTTGAAAGATGTGATAGAACTCATTGTTAAAAATAAAGATAATGAAATTGCCGAATACAGAAATTTAATAAAGGAGCTGGTTTCGTGCAATAAAAATGTTACAGAAGCATCTAATAAAACAGCTGATGTTGCTACTAAATCTATGAGTATTTTAAAATATGCAACGGTAAATATGAATGATGCTCCTCCATTAACAGAAATTAATAAAAAAGAAGCAATAAGTATATTAGGGTATAGAGGTGAAGATGAAAATTTAAGTAATGAGCAGCAAGAATATGAAAATGAAATGTATGTTCAATCAGTCATTGCGCACTACATAAATAAAAATTTGGTGAATTTTTTAAGTGTTATGATAGCTGCATATTTTAGAAAGCCAGAAGACGATGTTAAAAAGATGTCAAGTGTATGGGCGGTTGATGTGGCACGATTATCATTTATTATAATGAGCACAATAAGTAAAGATGGAGAAAAGGAATGGAGAAGTGATAAAACAGGAAAATTATTTACATCTATGGTCATTAAGCCAATGTTATCTGCTCTAGATGGTATATTGAAGGCATATATCAAGTACAAAGAAAAAATGCATACTAAAAAAAACTTAACGATTGACGATATGAACAAAATAATGACATTGAGACAAGGTTGTGTAGATTTGGCTAAAGATATACGATATCAACGACTAGAAAAACCACTATTAAAAACGGTGGCTCCTAGTTTTCAATTCGATGATTATCTTAAAAAGTAATGCTTTTGGGTTTTCAGAAATGGTTCGCTGCAAATTAAGAAAAATTGAATAAGAGTTAACCTACGTTGGTTTATATTTAACAAATGCATTAAGTTAATTAAATAATTTAATATGGCAAAAAT